AGTTTAATTCCCTCCTATCTATAGAATGTATTAACAAAACTTTGACCACTGAATAAGGAACCAATGATGAAACGCAAGAACAAACGATAACAATCAATTAATGAAATAATAACTACAAGACAGAACAAGTAAGAGATAAACACATATTTACACAGAATACTGGAATATTTGATCGAATAAGATGGATGAAATTTTATATAATGATAATGTTATGATCGTTAACGATGAAGAGACGAGCGGTGATGTTAACAATCAACAATTAATATCCAATGAAACAATTGCGAATATACAAACACGCCTTAAACAATTGCAAGTTAGTAGTGATTCAGATTTAGAGGATTATATCAACGCACGGAAGATGCTAATTGAAATGTTAAATGCAAGAAAAGAATATATACCAGATGTATTGTCGAGTTTATCCGTTGAAAGATTGAAGAGCATAGATTTAATAGTTCAGAAGTTAAACAGTTGTGAACATTCCATTATCGAACATGCTAACATATTAGATCAGTTACAGAATGAAATTACGAGTTTGAAAACTGAGAACGAGTATATAGTAAGATTAAATGATATTAATGCTAAGAAGGCGAAATTATTTGACGATTTTAACGCTAAATATGAAGACGATGTTGGACCTCTGTATGTGTACGCAGCGAGTGAGGATGTTCGTCAGGCGGCAATATATTTATCTTATATGATGCGGATGATTATTACGTTTGAGAATGAGACAATAGAATCAAACTTTATTGTATCTGATTCATTATATATTGGAGACACAATTTTGAATGTGACAATTAGTACGGATTTACAACTTGGAAATCGAACAGTAAATGTGACAATGGATGACATTAGCGAAAGCTTTGTGATACTTGAACGTGAGTATATTGAGTTGTACCTTACAAGACATGTCCATAAAATATTGAATAATACAATTTCATACTCTACAGCGCTTGTTATATTCAAAAGAACGGTTGAGGATATATCAATTCCATCACAAATAGTTAACACTGTACTATTTCAACAACAAATTAGCAATTCTGTCACAGTAAAAGATGTTTCAAAATCATTAGTATGCGATTTTAAAATTGACGCAGAGACCGAACTTTATATTTTACTTCCAACCATAATTCCGGACAGTTATAGTATGGATATATTAGGTAATCAAGAATTTATGTTATACTTATCTGATTTATACGCATTTAATCTATTACAAGAGATATTGGACGTATTGTATATTGACCAATTGGAGAAAGGGTTAGAGAACGAAGACAATCGTGCAATAGAACAGTTAACACTACAAAATGCCCAATCGATTCGATATATCTTAAACACACTTCAATATGTTCCACTTTATAAACCGTATGACATCTTAATTGAGAATGGAATACTTAATAGTATAGAATATGCAGCTCCATTGATGTATATAAAGAACGAGTATATTTCAAAGAATATAACAAGAACGAGTGATAAGTATACAACAGATCGTGTTATTGGAGCACATGTATTAAGTGGTAGTAATATGGATTCGTTACCTAATACAGCGTTCAAACAAAAGTTATTTATGAACACTCAAAGCGTTCTAACTCAGGAAAACCCTATATATGAAGACACAGATATAATTATATACGCAGTTTGTGTGATTTCTAGAGAATATGATGATACCATTTGCGGCAGTGGATACACTTACACGACTTCGAACATGTATGCTAACAGATCGGAATTCATAAGAATGAATGGTTGTATAGCTGATAGTGTACCGGTGAAAACATCTACTATAGTTAAATGTACATACTCACTAATTGACGCAAACAGAATTGGCTTGCTATATAACAAAACACGAACGAACATTAAAATTAACCAAATATTAATATGTTTCAAAAATTCATTTGCAGTACCTACATCATTGAACGTGGCTATGGATGTGAAGATACAGTGTTTAAAGAAAACGGAAACATTGTCAGTAACTCAGGCTAAACCATCGCAAATCTTGTTGGAGAATGGTATATCGTACTTTGGTATTATATGTGATATAAGCTTTTCTTCAGATTATGTGTTCGATGGAAACGAATCCATTAACTTTACTCTGCAACCAAATACCAACATTTCGGGTAAGAAAGAGCTTGTTATGTATGGCAGACAAGGCGGCGGCATGCAAATTAGTGATATGTTTCAGCATAAACAAGATTCTTTTGAATATTCAATTAAGGTTGGACTTGTTTGTAATTCAACGCAAATTGGCATGGGACAATGGTTTGAGATATTTTCAACATTAATACAAGGTGAGTTCATCGGCAACATTGATACGTTAAGAGAGTCAACAATAAGAGGAATAAGTAATATTTATGATTTTACGGATGTACGTGAATTTTTACATGAATATAAAATATCTATTGTGAAGCTATCAATACAATGTTTGCGTGCTATGAGTGCAGGAGTCCAAGATGTTATAGTAGCGTACAGTCATGCATTATCTAATATTGATGCTTTAATATTAGACATTACAGTTGAGATGAATGACTTTAGCAACAGACTTACTACATTAGAAGATAAGGTTAAAGATATAGAAAAATGGATTCAAAATCAGATAGACAGTCAAAATACAACAATATGGGGTAGTCTATTAGATACTTTCGTTAATTTGATAATTGCAACTGCTTTAGGTTATGCTACTGCTGGAATTGGCGTATTAGTAACGAAAATAAGTGTTGCAGTGCTTTCATTCACTAGTAGAGCTCTTACCAGTATAGCACGTGGATTGCAAGCTGCCGGTCATAAAGTATCAACATTATTTAAATTACATATAACGCAACCATTTCTTAATGGAGCTCATTCGTTGAAATTGTTGACTCAGAAATTTAATGCCGTTCAAGGAAATTTAACAAAATATGAAAGGAAGTATATTACGGCTTTAGAGTTAAGTGAAGCGAACAATTATGCGGCTATAGCCAAGTATTTGAAGAATTTGAATCCAGAGATAAAATTAGCTGAAGCGATAAACCATAAACTCGTATATTCAAGTAGGTATGTTAATCCCGTCTTCAAACTTGGCAATGAAGTTATGAGCACAGTAGAGATAAATTATCATGGTCTTACTGCGATAGGTAAATTACCTCAGCTGCGAACACCAACGAAGAAATTGTTATCATCTGATTTTGGTACAACGTTGATGAAGAAGAACAAAGCACCCGCACATGCTTATATGGTAATAACGGATGTAGATGCAAGAAGCGAGTATGATTTAGTAACTAAGTATATTCTCGGTGTAAGTGAAGGCTTTACGTCAACTACGAAGCACGTCACTGCTGGAAGTTTCAAGTTACAATACGAATTTAGGAAACATCCAACAACGAACAAGACAACGGTTAGTTTCAGTACTTACCAAGATACTGGTTATACGGCAGAAGAAGTAAAACTTTTATTCAATAGGTATTTCAAAAATCGAACTAATATTACAAATGCGAATCAACAGTGGGAACTTTTGTCATCAAAGTTTATGTCATTGCAAACATCGACGCTCAACTCTCAACGATTCGTCTTACCTACTAGTCACAGAACAACCGCTTTATATGAGGCATTTAAGAATACACGAAGGTTTGATTATAATTTATTAACAAACAATTGTCAAAATTTCTGTCAGGATTCATTGAATTGGTTAGAGAACGGCGTTATCAACGGATCTCTTATTCAACATAGTGATCAGTTAGCGATAAAGTACGTTAATGCACTTCGTGGGGATTTATCCCTTATATGACAGGCCGCGCAATTACACTAAAATCGCTGTGCAATTGTGCAGGAGGTTGGGAATTTGATCCTAAGT